ATATTTGATTGAGCAAGAGAATGGCAACTTACAGATTGGTTGTCAGATGAAAACCTTTGCAGACTTTATGATGTATTGGAGTTATCCAACTAACTTTGTCAGGTATTGGAATCCAACAAAGCTACAACCATACATTGTTACTTGGATAAGAGATAGTAAATACAAAACTGTAAAAGTAATTAATGAGAATCAAAAAGGAGATAAATGGTTTGCTCATTGTTTGCTTGTACCTACTTATGAATTTGATAAACTTAAAGAAGTAAATAGTTTTTTAGTAAGCCTAAATGTTTTAGAAGGAGTTTTAAATGAACAAGATTTATAAAGATAATTACCTTGAAGAATTAAAACTAACAAACGGCAAACAAAAAGATACACCTGATTTTAGAGTATTAAGTCTTGGTGCAGGTGTGCAAAGCTCTACTTTACTTTTAAAAATGATTGAAGAAGAAATACAACCTGCTGATGTTTGTATATTTGCTGACACAGGTAATGAGCCAAAAGAAGTATATGAATATTTAGATTACTTAATAAAATTTACAAATAATAAAATTCCAATTTATCAAATAATGAAATCAAACATTGTAGAAGATTCTTTAGCTGAAGCAGAAGTAGGAACTAATAAAGGGTTTTTAACTATGCCTGTTTATGCACAAAATGAAGAAGGTAAAAAATCTATGGGTAGGAGACAATGTACAAATGATTATAAGATACAACCTTTGCATAAAAAAATTCGAGAGCTAATGGGTCTTAAAAATTTGCGTGGTAAAAGTGTTGAAATAGTTATGGGTATAAGTTTCGATGAACAACAAAGGGCAAAGACTCCAAAGAATCAATGGCAGGTACATTGTTATCCTTTTATACCAAGTGAAATAACTAGACAAGATTGTTTAGATTACTATGACTCAAAAAAAATAACTAAACCACCAAGAAGTGCTTGTATCGTATGTCCTTATCACAGTAACGCAGAATGGCTCGATATGAAAAATAATTATCCTGATGATTTTAAATTTGCAGTAGAGTTTGATGAAAAAATTAGAAACAAAGGTAAAGACGGATATAAGAATTATTTACATAGAACGATGATACCTTTAAAAAATATAGACTTTACTGAGAAGCCAAAGGGCTATCAAATGACACTAGAATTAGATGATTGTGAAGGAATGTGTGGATTGTAATGAAGAGGATTGAGTGGCGAGAAGATGAAACCTTTAGCGAGTACAAGATGAGAAAACACGAAGGTATGCAAGGTATGGGTCAAAAGACAGTTAAGAAAAGAGAAGGTTGGTCAGATAATCAAAAGCGTGGGCTTACTAATAAGAACAAAGGTAGAAGAAAACAAAACCTTGCTAGGAAGAAACTTAGAATACCTGATACAAAGTTTAGAAGCCAAATGGGTAATGAAGAATCTTGGCAAGGAGAAGTCAGAGTAGAAGTCAAAGCAGGTAAGCAAGTACAAACCTTATGGACTAAATATCAAAAAGCCAAAGAACAATCTGACGCTAATACAAGGATTGGAGATACAAGACCATTTATGTTTGTGGCTATGCCTGACGGAACTTCTAATGGATTAGTTGTAGTAGAGCTTGATAAGTTAGATGAGATTGTTTTTGCTTTACTTGAAACTTGGGAACAATAAAAAAAACCCACCTACCGAAGCAGGTGGGTTAATTTAATTAACTTAAAAGTTCATTCCAAAATCTTCTATGTGTAAGATTTCACAATACTCATTTTTTTTGTTAGCAAATTCTTTTGCTTCGTGTAAATCCATTCTTTTAGATAATTTTTCATATCCTTTAGATGTCATATACATTACTCTATAATTCATTGAAATCAACTCCCTTCTTTTTTCATTCTTTGTTAATTTCATAATCTAAGATTACTACTTTGTAATAAATATACAAGTATTTCTTGTAAATTTTATAAAGAATAAACCCAATGTTTATAGGCTTTTAGCCATTCCCAAAAAAAAACTTCAAAAAATTCCCTAGAAATACCCTTAATGACGCACTTGTAATCTATAATTTGATTAAGCAAAAGACAGGACGCAAATGGCACTTAAAGAATATCTTGAGAACTATAAACCACCACAAATGAAGCGTGGTTATTTCTATGGTACAGAGAAGCGTGAAGCTGAGTGGGAACAAGTTTTACAAGCTCTCGAAGAAGGTTATAAAGACACAACTGCATTAGTTAATTGGTTGGTTGATGAATGTGGTTGGGACGGCATAACTCCGAAATCTATAACAAATAGAATCAATGAGCAAAAAAAACGAATCCAAAAATCTTAATCAGTTTCTTACTCGCTATGACGATAAGAAACATAATGAAGCCCTAGCTAAAGAGAAGTTCCCTACAGGGTGGCAACCACACGCAGAGTATGACCCAAAGACTAACAAAGGTACATTAGTATCTCGTGGCACAAAAGAACAAGAGCCTGAGTTTGCAACACTACTAAGTGAATGGGGATTCGACCCAAAGGAATATGAGATAGTCGGCAACCTACAAGTTAGAACTTGGGATATGAATATGGGAGACGGTAATGTCCAACAGGCTTGGTATTACAAAGCTGACATTAGGAAAAAAGTTCCTGACTTTGACACAGACTTTGCAAAACTATTAAAAGAAATAAAGAGCTACAAAGTTAAAACTCAACCAATCAAAAAAGGTAATACTGCTTTTATGTACTATGTTGCAGATTGGCAAATGGGTAAGCGAGACGGTAAAGGTAGCGAAGAAATTGTAAGCAAGGTTTTAGAATCACTTGACTCTGCCAACGCAAGATTAAAAGAATTAAAGAAGGCAGGTCATACGATTGATGAAGTTTATGTCTTGGGACTTGGGGATATTGTCGAAAACTGTAATCTATCAGGTTGGTACTCAAGCCAAGTTTGGAATACAGACTTACACCTGCGAGACCAAATAACAGTTTCAAGAAGATTGCTTTGGAAGATTGTAAAGAACTTTGCAGACCAAAACTATAATGTAGTACTATCAGGTGTTACATCTAATCACGGACAAAACAGAAGTGGTAAGCAATCTTTAACAACAGAAGAATTAGATAACCTTGACTTACAGATACTAGAACAGGTTGGAGACTTAGTATATGAATCTAAATATAAAAATATAAAAGTTATTGTTCCTGAATCTCCACATCTCTTACTTGATGTCAAAGGCTACCTTATGGGTTTTACACACGGTCATCTTTCGAGTGGGTCGGGTACACCTGCAAAGAAGATAGAGAATTGGTGGAAGGGTCAGATGTTTGGACTAAATGAAGCAGGAGACAATCCTGTGGGCTTAGCTAAGATGATTGTACACGGACACTATCATCACTTTACTGCCGTGCAACAAGGTGGCAGAACAATAATGGGAGTTCCTGCTATGAGTCCTTCAACTGACTTCCAAACTAGAACAGGTTACTCAACATCAACAGGTGTAGTAACAATGACAGTTACTAAAGAGGGTTGGGATAATTTAAAAATTTTATAATAAAAGATTGCATTAAAATAAATCTGCGATTAATGTAGGTAATGTATTGAAAAAGGAGTTAAGAGCTTTACGGAGTATGTTGTTTAAGGATAGTAAGGTAGGGTCGCATTGATTCTAGTGCGAGACCGAGTTTTATGTCTCAATGCCTTATTAATAAAAACAGAATGCTAGATGACAACCTTATAACTACAAGCATACTCTGTAAAGCTCTTAGCTAGAAGGAGTTGATATGGCAAATGAAATAACACTTACAGGATTTGTTCAAGGACGAGTAGATATTGTCGTTGAGCAAACTTATGCTAAGGAATACAAGGCAGTTGGTTGGATAAACCTACAACCTGTATTCTCTTATCAGAGACCTGCTGAGATACTTAAACAAGTTGCTGATTTAAACAGGGATAAGTTCCCACAGTTTAAGTTTCAACTAAGTATGGAAGCCGTGCCTGTATTTAACAAAGACGGAGATAATATAACTATTTATGATGTTGATATAGAAGGAGAAGAAGAATGAATGAATTAGATTTTATTTGGTTAATGATTTATATGTTAGGTGGCTTTGCCGTAGTTGGTGTAGTGCTTATGATTATTGAAACATTAGCTTTAAAACTATTCCCACATAAATATTGGAATGAAGATTCTATTAGTAAAGAATTAGATTTACTATATTTAGAATTACAAAAGGGAAAAGAAATCAAGGTTGCAGATTACATTAAGGAGAAGATATGACGCAAGAAATTATGGGAACTGCTGAGATTGGTGCTTGGCTAGGAGTAACTAGACAAGAAGTGGCACAATGGAAGTTTCAAGGGAAGCTACCTAATCCTGATTACCAATTAAAAGCAACACCTGTTTGGAAACAAAGTACATTACTTGAGTGGAGAGAAGAAAACACTTGGGTAGAGAATAGAGTTAATAGCTCAAAGGAGTTGGTAAATGGATAACAAAGATAAATTAATATCAAGACAAGTAGCTTTAAAAGGTGCAGTTGAATTAGCAAAAGATACTGACACCATTGATGAAGTCCTAGCAACTGCAGAGATAATACAGAATTGGATTCTTAGTCCGTTTTCTAAAGTCGCTGAGAATCCTGTTGTCAGTACACCAATGACGCAACCAAGCCCACCAATTCGTGAATCATCACAAAGCCCTGTGGGTCAAGGAGAGTTTAAATGCCCTTCTTGTGCGTCAAAGGTGTACGACAACAGAATAGATAAGAAGTCTGATAAAAGCCCTAACTTCAAATGTGGCAACAAACAATGTACAGGTGGTAACAATGGTTATCCTTATGCAAGTTGGTCTGATGAGCCACCTGCTGAGATTATGCCTAACTATGTACCTGCTGACTTGGTACAACCTAAATCATTGGACGATATTACCGATTCAGATACTCCCTTCTAATTGGTATAGTACGGTGCTGAGTGAGTATCTTGACGCAAGGTACTCACTACGGCATAGATAGGACATTATGAGAATAGAAGCAGATAATTACTTTGCAATAATACCTGAGTGGATATTAGACGCAGACATTAGCCCAAGAGCAAAGAACTTATATTGTATCTTATGGACTTATGCAGATAGAAAAGACGGCTCTTGTTATCCAAGTGTTACCACTTTGGCAAAGCGAGTAGGTGTAAGTAGAGCTAATACACACAAGCTCATAAATGAATTGCTTGATATTGGTGCAATAGAAAAGAAGAATCGATACAAAGATAATGCAAAGCAGACTAATCTATATTTCTTAAAAACAAGCAATCCATATATCAAATCTGATACCACTACATCTAGTAGTATCGCTGATGATACTAGGGGTAGTATTGCAGACGATACAAGGGTAGTATCGGAGACAGTACATAGAACTATAACCAATGAACTAAAACCAATAGATGTGGATTCTCCACAACTAAATAAGATTGATGAAGAAGTATTAAGAAATAGAAAAGCTCTTTACAAGGTATTCTGTGATGAGCTTGGCTATACACCTAGAACTCAAGGCGAGAAGTCAGGTTGGTTTAAAGTCTGCAAGGAGTTAGTAGAAGCAGGAGTAACAACTGATATGCTTAAAGGTTCAATAGAAGCCTACAAGAAGCATTGGAATAAGATTGATGTAACACCTTACGCAATCAACAAATGGTTTGGTAAGTTTGAAGCTCTAGGTCAAGATGAGATACGCAAGAAAAGAATGGCAGAGAATCCTGAATTAATATGCGTAGAACAAGGGCATAAGTTCATAGACCACGACTTCTTTTTATACTGTATT